AGTTATGTCATCATTTGAAAATTTAACTAAAAAACGACTAGTTTGAGGATTAGGATCAGAATAAGCAAAAGAAGTTTCAGTTGCTTCCACAATTTCATCTAACCCTGTATTCATATTAGGGAATAAAGAGTATAAAGTTGCGTCTTTTTCGGGAAATATTTTATATACTGCCATTTTCTATAATTATAAAGGTACTACTTTCCCTTGTATGTCTGTATTAGGATATTTTAATTCAAAAATCATTGGATCTAATGATGGGTAAATAACATTGTTAGCAGTAGCTGCTGAAATATCATATGCATAGTTAGAATATCCAAGATTTGAATCGGTTTTATTAACAATATTAATTGCTTTTACTGTTTGAACACCTTGAATTGCATCTAAGGTTACAAATAAAGTTCTTAAAAGGATTGGTTGATTAATTTGCCATTTATCAATATTAAATATATCTCTTAACGCTGTTATACATTTTAATAATACTTCATCAGAATTAGATCCAGGGAGAGTAATTATTTCAAAATCAATACCTATATTAATTATAAATGCATCTCTAATACCAATTGAATCATTAATCATTTTGTATTGAGACAAATAAGTATTTAAATTTCTTTTTAACCCAGCCGAAGCATTTACTAATTGTTTATCATTATTATAAGATAACACATATAAATCAACAGTACTTACAGAACGTGAAGCAGCGTTTGGTTTTGTAGCATATACTTTAGCTACTGTTCCATATTCTGAAGGGAGACTTAATGATCTAACAACATAATCATCAAATGTTACACTTCTTAATTGACCTTGAAAACTTCCTAATGAATTTTGTCTTAATTCATTTATATCATCTCCATCAGAACCACCAGAAGCAGCATTTGGATTTGTAGCTAATAATGTATTAAAAATCTGTTGTGCTAAATTACTATTAGCTAATGATGAGTTAATAAAAGTTACATTATTATTATTTATAGTTTGAAGGACATTTGCCTGTGCATTTGATTCTACCCCACCACCAACAATGTATCTAATATTTAATGTTGTGTTTGAAGGTGAAATACCATAAGTATTTGTAAATATAAAGTTTGTTGGAGCATAAGCAGTTGTTAATTTGCTTTGATTATCAGGAAGACCTAAACCAACATTATCCGGGTTTGGGATAATTTCTTCAGTTGTATCTGAGGGGTTTCCAGAACCGAATTGGATTTGAAGATTAGTTTTGTCTAAAAATCTTGTGGCAAATCTATTTTGGACTGATTTTAATCTTAATAAATTAGCAACATCTGGGTTTTGAAGGTAATTAGGATCATTTGGATTTGCATTTGTAAGAGTCTCAAATATTGAATCTTGAGCCAAATAATCTACTTCATACCATGTATCCCCAGTAGTAGAATCTGTAATATCTAAAATACCGATGATATTAGTATCAGTAATAGTTCTGGAATCAAAGGGAATTGGTGATGTAAAAGTAAAGGATGTGGTTTTAACTGTTGATGAAATAGCACTTCTTACTTTTTTAATTAAATAATAAGTAGGAACGCCACCTGCTGTTTGATAAACCGTTACTTCTGTTGGATCCATTGAACTACTAAAAGCAAAATTAGTTTTGTCAGTAATTAAAAATTGCAAAGAAGCATTAAGAGTTGAGGCAACTGTTGTGTTAGCTGGGACTTGCAGGGCATAAGAAAAATCTGGAACTGTTATACTACCTGAAAGAGTTGCTGGGAGTTGTTGATAAAGTTCTATGTCTACTGTTGCTGCGTTAGTTGCTTTTGGTTTATATCCTAACATATAAGCCAAATCATATAAATTCTGAGTCTGGCGGGAATATTGGATAAAAGTTTCTTGGAATTGGTTATCTACATAAAAAGATAAAACATCTCCTACGTAAGCAGCCATTTCCATAAACATCATCCCTGGAGATGCTGGAGTAAAATCGTTATATGTGTTTGGAAAATATGTCTTAGCATAATTTATAAGACTATTTCTTAGTGAAGTAAAGTCTCTATCAACATATTTTATATCTCTTCTAATAGCCATTTTATAATGTTATATTAATTTCATCTTGGATACCAAAATTTTGTGCTTGGTATTTTATGGTAATTGTGATTGTGTTAGTATCTTCATTTGGTACTACATCAATTTTTGATATCCCAACAAATGGAAAGTATTGATTAATTTCATCTTTTATAAATTTTCCTATAAAATCTACTGTTGATGTATCTATATTTTCAAATACTTGTTTTTTTAATCCACTTCCGAAAAATGGGTTGAATACTCTTTCTCCTTTATCTGTAGAAAAAAAATTCGTTAAATTGTTTCTAATAGCATTTCTTGTTAAATAATTAGATTCGAATACAGCAGGAGCATTAAAAGGTATATTAACGCCTATTGCTTTTCGGTCTACCGAATCAATAGGAAATCTATTTTGAACAATTATAGCCATTATCTTATTTCATTAAATTCATTATCATATCTAATCCTACTTCACCTGCTGGTAAAGCCCCATTAATTGTATCTACAGGAGCTGGGTTGAAGTTTCCTGCATATTGGGATGCTGCCACCCCTCCGTTTTGCATTTCACCTAAAATGTTACCAAACATTGCTTGTATTTCGGCAGCATTTAATTGTTTTGGTTTTTCAAGATGTGGTTGTGCGTAAGTATCTCTTATAGTTTCCGTAACAACTGTTTTAGGTGCACGAACTGCTTCCAAAAGGATATCTTTTAATTCCTCTTGAATAGCTTCTCTTACGGCTTCTTTTATTAAATTTTTTAAAGCGTCAGTTTTCATTGTTTATAAATATTAAAATTAATAAGCTTTTAAATTATCTCTATCAATAATTAGTTTAAGTTCTGTTACTAATGTTTGATTATTTGTAGAGAACGATAATTCTGTCTGAATTAAAGGGACTCCGTTTGTTGTATATCCAATTGCTCGTCTACGATTAACCGTAGGAGTATAAGGAACTTCTTCTATTTTTATAATAAATCCTTTATATGATGAATTATCGTAATTGTCATAGTTGTCATTTCCATAATCAACATATTGTTGTGTTGTTGCGGAAATTTGTTCAACTTCCTTTTTTTGTCCTTCAGGGAGACAATTTGATAATAATGAAGATAAACCACTGATTAATCCTGCTGCATTTCTTAATACTGAGGAAAATAAGGCAATCTGCATTGTTATAGCGTTGACACCTCCTACAAGTGGAGGAAGTCTTGGAGTTCCATCTTTTTTATATAATATTTTATTATTAAAATAATCTAAATCATCTACAGCAGATACTATAAAACCAGGAACTAAGGGGATGGCTTTAGTAGCTGCTGATACTATTGGAAGAGTTGTAGATAATGTTATAGATGTTTTTTGTAATATATTGACTGCTGTTGATGTTGATGTACTGACTTTGGATACTTTATCTACATCTTCAACTACTTTATTTAAATCTTTAACAATATTATTAAATGTATTTAAAGCTTGTTGAGTAACTTGTGGGGGTGGACATAAATCAGCACCTTTTGATTGAGCTATTCCTTTTGCTAATAATAATAAATTAGGAATAACTAATGATGTTATTTTTGTTACTTGGGAATCTACCAAAGCATTAAGTTTAGCAACACCCTCAGCTTTCATATCTTCTGATTTGTTGTTTTTTACAATTTCGGAATCTGAGTTTAAACTAGCTTTTCTATCAGCGGATGTTTGTTTAGCTTCTGCTCTTTTTTGTTTAGCTTCTGCTCTAGCATTTTCTAATTCCTTTTTCTTTTTACTGTTATATTCTTTAAAAGATAATCCATAATCCCCTTCACGAGTTTTTTTAATACTATTTGCTTGAGTTTTTGAAATAGATAATTCCCCTGGGGAGTTAGTATTAATAGGTAATTTTCCGGGGAGTGAATTGTCTAGAGCCATTATATTGTAAAGTTATCTTTTGATTTAATATTTTCTAAATCTTTTTGTAACAAAACTAAAGTATTATTAACACTTGTAGCTATAGCATTTAAAGGTGCTAAAGGAACTCCGGCAGGTGCTCCTACTAATGTTTTACAGGTTGTTGTAAATACCTTAAAGGCTTCAATTAATTGATCTAATAAATCAACTGTTTGGTTACCTAATAATAAAGGTTCATCAGCATCTTTATCCCCTAAATATAATTTACCAGTTTGCATAACCATTGTATCTGTATCAATATTAACACTTTCAATAGCATTTAAATTAATAGATTTATTTGAACTTAAAAGAATATGGTCATTAGAACTATTAAAAACTAATCGTCCTGAGGTTATAATAACTTGGCTACCACTATATTGATTTGGTATGGTTGGAGCATTAGATGAATAACTTGAATAATCAGCAGATGCTGCATCTAAAGGTAATTGTTGTGTACTGCCAAAATATATAGATCCTAAATCTTTATTTATTTCTTCAATTGTTGGAATCCAAGCTTCAGTAACTGTTGGAGCTTGACCATTTCTTAAAATTAAAATAGGATCACCATTTTCACCTATGTTTGACCATGGGTTTTGGTTTAATACTGTTGAACCAAAACGAATACTGTGACCCCATCTACCTTCATATATTACGTCGCCTTCATAAGGTTTTAAATATTTAATATTATCTCTTTCAACAAAAGTATTTCCTAAATTAATTTCTGGGGGTGGGGCATCAGCATTAGAAGAAGCACCTGCTTGGGCTTGTTGGTAGGAAATGTTTTTTGGTTGGGGATTTGATTCCGTATTATATTCTATTAAAGGATCTGGAAAGGCATTTTGGTGTAATGTATTCCATAAATTAATAGGTTGAAAATAATAATAATCTGTTTGGTTTAAATCTATATTTCTAGGATCTTGACTTCTAGTAGATGGAAAAGAAACAATATAAGTTATCTCATTTAATAAAGGGACATGTCTTATATTAGGAAATAAAGGTTTAGCAAAATTATAATTTTCAATTAAATTGTCTTCAAATACTTCACTAGTAGGAACAATTGGGTTAGAAAAGGGTTCAAATAAAATACCTCCTAAAGTATCATAAGATCCATATTTGTCAAATAAACGTGGATATGTAATTTTAACATTTTCTGGGTCTAAAAAAGTAAAACGTACCCTTACTGGTTGGATTACAAATTGACCAGGTTGATTAAAGGATTCTCTATTCTGAGCTTCCTGGGCTGCTAAACCATAGGTTAATGCCATTATTTATCCCCTTTTAATTCGTTCATAGTTGCTAAAAGTTGGTCTTTTTCTTCATCAGAAATAGTTAAAGAACCGTCAGCAGTTTGTGTTTGCATAGCTCGTTGAGCCAATGCCGCCATTTTGATTAGAATATCATCATTTTTGACACTTATATCCATATATTCCTTTATCAAAGGAACAACCAAAGTAGCATCCCCAATATCAGAGATAAGGGGTTTTAATTCATTTATAAGAGCTGTAACTTGTTGGTCTTTTTTCTTCTGGTTATTGTAAATTTCCTCTAAAAGATCGGAAAATTTTTTCTTACCAAAGACAACGTTATCGAATTGTGACATAAATATACAATTTAGTTTATTATAAATATTAAAACTAAAAATTTGTATATCCGTGTTCTAAATAAAATATATAGTTTTTCTTAAAAATATCGTAAAGCTGATTAGCTATTTTTGTGATTTTGGGAGTTTTAACATCTATTATTTCACGGATATAAATGTAAAGTGCTTTTTTATTGAAAACATCTAAATTTTCTCGTTTACGGAATAATTCAAGAATTGCATCTGCTATTTGAGCATCATATTCTTTTGGGAATAATTCAAATATATTTTGAGTACAATAATCAGTATATAAATCTATAAATTGAGATAATTTATCATTATGTGTAATATCATCAATATGATATGAATGATTTTCATTTTCCTCTAAAATTTCAATAGGAGCAGTATCAACACGTTTTTTATAATTTTTCTGGTTAGATAATATTAAATAACGTTTTGCAATAGTTCCAAAATAAGAATATGCTTTAGCTCCCTTTTCTGGTTTGAATAAATGGATTTTGCTTAAAAGAAAAGTAATTACTTCATGTTGTAAATCCTCAATATTATCTACTTCTGTATAATAGAATTTGAAGGTATGAATAATATTTTCGGTTAATTTAAAAAAACCATAATGAATTCTATCATTATAGAGTCTACTTCTTACTTCAAAATCAGTTGTTTTATTGTATAATACAATTGCATCCTCAGTATCTTGGGTAAAGTATTGGACTCCTTTTTTCTTTTTCTTTATTGGTGCTTGGACTTCCATTATTTTGCAACATTCTTAATAACGAAAGAATTTAAAATAGTTTGAATGCTTTGTACTTGTTCGAAAAAGAATCCAATTTCATCATCTGATTTGAAACTACCTTTAGCATCAATTTCTTGAAGTTTTTTATCTGCTACTTCAATTGTAGTTGAAATCTTATTAAGATAAGACATATATCCGGTTAAAATATCCTCCTGTTTTTCGTTTTTACGTAGAAGGTTAAAGGTCGTGTATCCTAAAATCACGACCGCTAAACCTAAAATTATTGTTAATGTTATCATAAATTGTCTAATAAATTTTTAAGACCTTCATTTTTTAAAGAACCTAATGCTTTTGTTTGAGCTGCGGCTTTAGAAGGGTATTTCTTATTTGACTCCAATGTAAATTTTTTCTTTGGCTCTTCCACGCTACCGTTTAATTTAGGTAACCACTCACGTTCAAATTCAATACGTGCAGCCATTAAATCGGCCTGGTGTATAATAAAGGGGAGCGAGGTACGTGGTTTTTGTTCGGGCATATAAGACATTAAATATTTCTTATTTGCTTCATCATATAAACCATCATGAGTCTGGATAGCAATCATCTCATTAAATGTATAAGGAATACCATGAGCTTGTAACATAAATAAACCTCTATCTGGAACGGAAGCAAATGGGACTTTAGTATTAAACATATAGTCCTCACCTAATTTTTCACGTCTCCAATTATCAGTCTGAGGGATATATGATTCTTGATTTTCATCACCCATTTTACCCAGGTCATGATTAAGGGCAGAAAATACTAATTCTTCATCAGTAAAAGTAGACATATCTGCTCCTTCAGAATCCCATAATCTAGATTGTTTTTTAGCACATCTAATAACTCGTAAAACATGTTCTACATATCCACCAGGAAAAGCATTATGATATTCTTTTTTATGAGCAGCAGGCATTAAAATAATTCTATCCTCATATTGTTGGTAAAACTCAATAAGTTTTTCCTTACGTGGAGATGAAATATTGTTTTCTATGACACTCATTAACTCATTCCAATTGGATTGAATCTGTTCTGCTGTTAATTGCATAAACTATATATTAATATCGATTAATTTCTCCGGGACCTAGTGGTTCTTGTTGAACGAATGCTTTAGCATCATCGATTGTTTCACGAAGAGTAACTAATATCTCTTCTGCTTGTTCTCTTGAACCACCTCGATTCAACATCATGTGGAGTTTCTCAACTTCCCCCTCGGCTCTTTCCAACCGTCTCATTATAATCTCTCTATTTTTCATACTTTATTTATTTTCTTTTTCTCTCGTATCTCAAATATAATGATACGAAATTGGGCATCCAAGCTTAGATTGAAGGTTTCTCAAGAAAATCTTGAATTCTTTTTAAATGCGCACATTTTTCATATTCTTCAAGTTCCTGGAAGTATGAAATGGAGAATTTTATGTATGTAAGGAAATGTTCATCGGCATAACGTGTTATAGCATCTTGATGAGATTTTTCATTGATATCAATTTTATCAATCCAAAAAAAGGCTCTATTATATACTACAAATTCACCTGCTTGTTCAACATCATAAAGATCTAATTCTTCATCCATTTTAGAAAAAAAACCTATAACTTTTCTACTAAATGTTTTGTGATTATGGATAAGTTTTTTAAACATCCCAACCCAGAATAAAGGATGTTTTTTAAAATCCTCTAAAAGATAGGACATATCATTTTCATGGTCAAAATCAGGTTTAGGATTTTCATCCTTATCCCCAAATAGTCCAAATATTTTGTTTACATCCATGTATATAAATATCGTATAGAACGTCTTTATAGCGCTTATAAAAACAGAACGCGAAGCATTCATAATACTCCGCGCTCAATTAAGTAAAGTTATATATAAATTATTTTATATCTGCTGATTCTATTAATGTGTATGTAAATGATTTACCATGAATTGCAGCTGCTTTTCTAGCAATAACCATAAATGCCTCAAAATCAGATGCTTTTTTAAATACTTGACATCCTTCAGACCAGTTTTCAACATAAGTAGAATCTGCACCTGCTTTATGAATATTAATTCCAAATACACCTTCAGCAATTTTTGTTTCATCATAAGTCATATCACGATTAGCATCACGATAAACTTTTACTGGTTTTGCTTGTTTTAAAGCTTCGTATTTTCCTTGATGTAAACCTAGGGTATGTGAACCTCTGTATTGACCTTCAACTAAACGAGCAACACCTGCTGCGTTGTGGTATTCTTTAACTCCTTTTTTACCTGGATCTGTAGTACAAGACCATTGGTTAAATTTCCAAACACCACCTTCTTTATAGGAAACAGTCATTGTATCGTCAAATACATTTGTTACAACTTGACCAGTTGCAGAGTTTCTAACTCCTACTATATTAACATCAAAATCTTTTGCACCTTCAAACCAAGCATATCCTTTAGCTTTTACAGCGGCTTCAATTTGTTCTCTTGTATAATTCATTATTTTACGTATTCGTAGTATTTATAAGTTTTTACTTTTCTATCTTCTAATCCGTGAGTACCACCATTAATTCTTTTAGTTAATTCTAAAATAGCAGCATCATTAATTCCTTTGTCACAAATAGTCCATAATTTGTTTTTTTCAAAGAAGAACATTGCTGAATCAAAAGAATATTTTGTAGCTACTAGATCTGGGTTTTCCATTACTTCGTTAGTACCTAAGTATTTAGCAAATGCCTCGTAATTAGCTTTACCTGTTAATTGTAATGCACCACGACCTCTAAATTTCCATCCATCACCTGATGCTTCGGCACCATTACCCATTCGGCTAGCATATACTCTATTAGCAATCTTTTCTGGTTGGCGGGCATAAGATTCTTCTAAGGTTCCTGGGAAATACTTTCCAAAAATTCCTTGTAAACCTTGTGCTGAGTAGTTTAGGTTTTCACTAAATGCTTTAAAACCACCTGTTTCATGTGATGTTTGAGCAAAGAAATGTGCTGCTCTAACAGGTGTTAATTTTAACATAGCCATTCCAGCTTTCATCGTACCTGGGCCAAAAGCACCATCTGCGGCTACTCCTGCTCTTTCTTGTAAACTTTTTAAACTCATTATTCTTCTATTTTTTCGTTATCTTTATCTTTTTCATGTTTGTCCTTTTTATTCATCCATTTATCTACAGAAGCAATACCGAATGAACCTAAAACTAAAACCATAAATCCATCAAAAATGAATTTGTTAATTAATAAAGGAGCCCCAAAGTAACCTGTTACAAGATCAACGGCTAATGAAATACATAGCATAATAAATGCAATGAAACCAACAACTGCTTTTTCATTGATAGTGTTGTTGTCATCAAATAAATTTTTAAAGAAATTTTTCATGTTTGTTTGTTTTGTTTTTTATTGTTTTACAAAACACAACCTGTTAAATAGAACGTTTGTTGATAAATATTAAAGAGTTTTTGAAGCATCAATTAATGAAGATTGTAATGCTTTTGAAAATGCTTTTTTATTCAAAGGTACTTCTCCACCTTCAACATTTAAAAACATAGCAAATACAAAGGTTTTTTTAATGCCTGTTCCTTTATATATTTTACCGTCTTTAATTATTTCGGTTTCAATTACATAATCTTTCTTTAACCATTGGATACCCATTATATTTACAATTTCTTGAGGGGATTCAATTTTAGTTATATGAACATCTACTGCTACATCTCCCGAATCACAAACAACAATACCTTTGTTTGTTAAAATTTCTTCAACTTCTTCCTTTACTCCAAAAGTGACGTCTCGATCACCAACCGTTTGTATTATAGTTTGATTTATAGGCGTTGTAACGTATGTACAATTTGGTCCCGATAAGGACATAATAATTGGAATTATAGTTTTTATAAACATTATTTTAAATTTTTAATAAATATTAATAACTTACAGAACCCGAATACCCAGGTGCTATTAAGTAATAATTTAAAGTACCACCTGAGATTAATGTAGATGTAGTAACTGATGTTACTCCTGGGTAAGTAACTCTAACGTTTCCTGAAGAAGAAACAATAGCATTATATTGAGCCGTTGTATAAAATCTACAATCAGGAACTGTCCAACTATTAAAAATACCTGCTTTTCTAGCAAATAACAAATACTCATCTGTTACAGTAATTTTACTATCGTTATTCAAATCATATCTATGAAATATTAATCCATTTTTAGAAGTTAAACCTAAAACAACATTTGATATAGCTAATCCATCATTAATAGAAAAAGATTGAGTTAATGGAGGAACATCAAGTTGAATATAATATTCCTTAGAAGGATCATAAGTTTCAGATATAATATACCTTCCTGATGAATTTGTATAGATAGTTTTATATAAAGTCCAAGCAGTTGTAGTAACAATATATTCAAATTCAAGTACATAAGGTAAAGACACACCATTTGGTAAATCATTCCACTTCCCAGATCCAACAAATTGTACATAATCCTCATTACCAGCATTATTAGGTTCTCCGGGATTCCATGAGGTGTAAGAATAAGTTTCTCCTGTAACCCACCTCCATACTCCTTCATTAACCTCATCAGTCAATCCAATCCATCCCGAAGGCCATATGTTAAATATAAAATTATTTTCAGCAGCAGTTGTTACTGTTACTAAATGTCCACCCATTGCTTCACAATTTGATTTTGCATTTAACCAAAAAGCACTACCTGTAGAACGATAATAAGAGTGACCATTATAATTTTGTTGAGATGTAAACCCTGTAATATTTGGGATTGTTCTTCTATATAATTTTACAGGTACATTAACAGCTCCTGAGCCATTAGCATTATAAATATATCCTGAATAGGTAAATTGTCCAAATAGAGTATTTGTAAATAATAAAAATAAAATTAGCCACCTCATAATATTAATTTTGCTCCTAATAATATTTGATAATTAATAACATTTTCACCTGCCATATAAGTAGTCCCACCTGTTAATCCAATTCCAAAAGTTTTAGTCATTTTGTAATTAACATTAATAAAAGGAACAATTAAAGGCATATTAGTAAACCATGTTTGGGTATAATATTTTGTATAAGGAGCATAAATACCAGCTAAAATTATAGTAGCATCTACTTTTTTAGCTATTTTTCCCTTATACATAAAACCAGCAATACCTAAACCAGTGATTATTTCTTCTCTATATAGTTTTCCATAAGAAGCAGCAGCACCATAAAGTGCTGTAAATTTCTTAAGACTGTTTACACGAATAAACATCGACGTATTAGTAATAGATCCTGGCATAAATGAAAATCCTGATGATACTAGATTAATACTTTTATTATCATTAGATTTAGTTGCAATCCAAGATTTCATTACAGTAATATTCCCAATCTTAGCATTTACCATATAATCAGCAGATACACCTAATGACGCAGTTCCATCACCTTTTACTCTAGTATAAGATAAAGTACCTCTAGCATCTTGAGAACTATCTGTTGTTTTTTGCAAACCAACAATATCACCTGTTAATAAAATAGCAGGTTTACCTGTTTCATTTTTAGCTTTTGATGTTGTTTTAGCAACATTACTTGAAGTAGCTTTTTGTTGATCTACTTTTGCTTTATTTATTTCATCTTGAGTTGGGGGTGTAGTTTCATTTTGACTACTTTGAGTACCACTCCCACTTCCATTTGGATTACTACCTGTTCCTACAGTTCCTCCAGATCCTCCAGTCTGTCCTGGATTTGTTGTAGTTCCTCCTGTTTCTGGGGATGGTGGTTCTTCTGGTGTTGTTCCTCCTTCAGGATTTGTTGTTGGAGTTCCTTGTTCTCCTCCACTGCTAGTTCCGCCAGAAGCATTACCCCCAACATTAGTACCAGTGGGGTTACTATTAGGGCTACTGCCAGTTGTTGTGTTAGGAACAGGATTACTATTATTAGGATTGGTGTTATTATTGTTATTGTTTTTCGCATTTTTTCCTCCTTTTTTTTCTTCAACGTTTGTACCTGTATTTACTGTGCTTCCTATATTATTCCCAATACCCCCCATGGATGATATAGAAGTTATCGTACTAAGGTTTAAAACCGTGTTTATAACATTTGTAGTTAGTGTTGTAGATGATGTAGTTGTTATTGTAGTTAATATCCCTTGACATGGTTGAGCGGTATATTGTGAATAAACAACTGATAACCAACTATCAAATGCACCATTTTGCATTTCTGTATAAGTAAATGCTCTTGTTTGTCCATAATATGATACTACTATAGGAGCAGTCATATCATAAATAATAGTCTTCATCTCCTGAGTACAAGGATCTGTATAGGAGTACATGAAGGACTGCCCGTAAAGAGACAGTCCTCCAATAAGACATAATATTAATAATTTAATTTTTAAATACACCGTTTTTTAT